AACGTGTAGAATTACTAACAAATATTACACAAGGAAAATTAAGAAGAAAAAAACGTTAAATTAAAAAACGAATATAAATAAATGGAAAGTAGACAGGTTACCCTAGTTTCATATTGGTGGGGTAATTATGAAAACAAAGCAAAAGACTTCGAAAAGACATGTAAAAAGTACGGGATACAATATGATATAGAACATATAGAAAAATTTAACAAAAGAAATTATCAATTGAACATAAATTATAAACCGAGATTCATAAAAAAGATGATAAAAAAACACAATACTAATGTAGTATATATGGATATAGATATGAAGATATGCAAGTACCCGAAATTATTCGAATACTTAAGTGAAAAAAATGTAGATTATAGTGGATATAATTGGAATGGAGATATAAGAGCATATAAAAATTACGATCCAATGGTATATGAAACAAGCGGAGGAATAATGTATTTCGGAAATACAAAAAATGGCAAAAAGATATTAGAGTTATGGAAAAACAAATTAAACGAAAGAAAATATAGAAAAAGCGCGGATGATAGGATATTAGCGATGGTAATAGATGAAAATAAATGTATAGAATGGTGTAAATTATTTTGGATGCCATTTGAATATTTTTATATAGAAGAATTTTATAAAGATTGTATAAAAGAAGAAGATGTAGTAATAAAACATAATTCAAAGGTAACAAGTGAAGAAGCAGTGTATAAAAAATGCGGAGTAGAAAATAGAATACCGGAAGAATATAATAAAATAGAAAAAAAAATAAATTATGAAAGAAATATATACATAAATGAAAAGATATTACCAGAAACGATGAAAAACATGATAAAGAAATTAAAAGCAAGTAAATACAAAAAGAATTTTGAGAAACGACGAGGAGCTATAGATATATATAAAAAACTACTTAAAGAATAGGAAAGGAAAAGTGTGAAAAGAAAAATGGAAGAACTGAAGTATCAGAAAGAAGGAATAAAATGGATGAAAAAAAACGAAGAAATAATGGATGGAGGGATATTAGGAGATGATGTAGGATTAGGGAAGACTTATCAAATATTGAAATTGATAGAAGAGAAAAGAGGAAAAAATTTAATAATAGTACCAAAAAGTTTAATAAATCAATGGGTGAATGAAATAACAAAAATGAAAATAAACATGAAAATAATAAAAATAGAAAATGCAAAAACAACAACAATAAATGAAAAACGAATTAATAAAGAAAAAGATGTATTAGTAATAGTAGGACAGGGACAAATATACAGAAGAAAAAGTAAATACATGGAAAAGAGTGACAACATATGCAAAACATTTCATGATATAAAATGGACAAGAGTTGTAATAGATGAAGCACATTGTGTAAAGAACGAGAGGTCAAAGATACATAAAGCGTGTAAGGCTTTTGAAAGAAAGTACATGTGGTTAGTGACAGCAACACCGATAATGAATAAAGAAAAAGATTTTCATGCGCTAATGTCGTATTTCAATATAGATAAAAACGAGTGTATAGAAAACACTGAACATATAGTAAATACAAGGGTATTAAGGAGGACAAAAGAAGAAGTAGGATTAAACATTGATAAATATGATAATAAAGTGATAGAAATCAAGTTTGAAACCGAGGAAGAAAGGAGAATATATAAAGAAATATATGAAGATATGAAGAAAGAGATGAAGAAAGAGAATAATATAGAAGTATTAGAAAGGATACTAAGGGCAAGGCAAGTTAGTATTCATATAGAAGTATATTATGAAGCATTGAGTAAGCAAAAGAGTGAACCAGGTAACCTGGTAACAAGTACCAAGATGAAAACGTTTATAGAAGAGATAAAAAAGAAACCGAAACGAGATAAGGGATTAGTATTTTGCAATTTTTTGAGTGAGATGAGGATTTATGGTAAAGCGTTAGAGAACGAAGGTTTTAACTGTAGATATTTGAATGGGAAAATAGATATAGAAGAAAGAAATAAAATCATAGAAGAATTCAAAAAAGAAATTAACATAGATAATAACATATTAATAATGCAAATCAACGTTGGAGGAGTTGGATTAAATATTCAAGAAGCGAACTGGATATATTTAATATCACCTTCATGGAATCCGTGTGTAGAGGAACAAGCGATTGGACGTGTGCATAGGAAAGGACAAGAGAAAAAAGTGACCGTTGTAAGATTTATAATAAATGAAGAAGAAGAAGAAATAAAATATATAGAAAAAAAGATGCAAGAAATACAAGAAAAAAAGATGAAAGACATAGCGACTATATTAAAGTAATTTCTTGATATAAAATAAATGAGAGAATTAAAGTATTCATGTCCTATAAGTGGGTCTGAATTAACATTTCCTGATCATGCTATGATATTTAACAAGCACATACAGGGATCAAATTGTTATTCGTATGCGATGAATCATCCGAAAATAAACGGACAGAGAATGTTCAAGTCAGTACCAGGAGATATATCGAAACAACTAGCCAACAAGATACATGAAAGTACGGATTGGCAAAGTTGTGGAAATGCAATAGAAAGAATAGAAGATGATGCGAATACAATGAGAATGGTAAATAAAATAGGAGGACCGATATTAAAAAGGATAAAAGGAAATATACAACAACAAATGAAAACAAAACCTCCAAATAATTGGAGAAAGATTTTATTAGTAGTAGATACAAATGATGAACCGAAAGGAGTACCGACAGATTTTCATTTTTATGCACAAAACAAAATGTTATTGGGAAAAATATATAATATAGAGAGAGTAGGGTCACCGTGTTGTAATAAGCAGATAAAGAAAAATATATATAACATATTGAAATTAGATGCCTTTAGTGGTAAAAATGAAATACAAAGACGGATGTTGAATAAAAACGGAGAGAATGCAAGAATGTATAAAAAGTTACTTGAAAATAGAGATATAATAAATATAGAATTGCATGTAAATTTAATGCCAGACTACGCATTAGATTTTATAATAGACGGGTGGTGGATGTTAGACATCCCATATTATAAAAGAAACAGAACAAATTTAAATAAAGCAGTAAGATTTGCTATAAAAAAAGTAATAAATGGAAAATATGAAAAAGAAAAAAAAATGAAAATGATAAAGACCATAAAAAGTGCACAAAAAGAATGTGAGAAAAACATAAGAGGGATACCGATGTATAATAAAAATAGAGCAATAGGATTATGGAGTCATAAATTAGGATGGGGAACAGAACCTTTAAACACGGATGGAAATGGAAAGATAATATTAAATCCAGTAAAATGTAGTAGATATCATGGAGGATATGATTATGACAAAGCATGTCAGGCGTTTTTTGTATTAAGAGGACATGGATATTCAAGTGTTTAAAAAAGTAAAAAGAAAATAAAAGAAAAAACAAAATGGAACAAGTACCCATAGAAGATTTAATGAAAAAAGAGTATATATATTATTATAGTAATAAATCTGAACCAAGTATAAGATTACTAAATAAAATGAAAGAATATGGATTAGAATATATGTTTGAACTAAAAAATATAGATACAGATAAATTAGAACATAACATAAGGTCAGTACCAAGTATAATAAAAGAAGATCAAGCATATAGTGGTAAAAATGCATATGAATATATAGAAAAAATAAAAAATGAAAATTTATTAGGAGTATTTGAAGGAGGAACGTATTTTGAATCCAATTATAGTAATATAAATGAAGAAAATGAAAATGTAAATAATGGAACCCTAATTAATGAAAAAGAAAAAAACACGTATCAAGATGAAACAAAAGAAATAATGAATAACTTAATAAAAAGAAGAAATGAAGAGATACCAAAAGCGATACAAAGAATATGAATTAACATTAAAATGTTGTAAATTATTCTAAATAATAATAAGAACATATGAATAGTATTAAATATATAAAAAATGGAAATAAATACGAAGATAAATGGGAAAATATAGCAAATGATATCAATATATCATCGATAGGAAAAGAAAGAAACGACTATTATTTTGAAGAAGGGCAAGAAATAAATATAAATAAAACTATAAATTTAATAGGAAGTAATATAAGTCTTGATTTTGGAAATTGTGATATAAACATCAATAAAATAGGAATAGTAAATTATAATGAAGGGTATATAAGCAACGGTAAGATAAAAGTTGATGGAAATATAGAATATGAAGAAAATATAGAAAATGTATTTGGAATAATATGTAATGTAAATAAAAATAATATAGTAAATTTGGAAATAAATGGAAGACTAGAATATGAAGTAAAAAAGGAAGCAAATAGTGTTATAGGATGTGTGTGTGGAAAAAACATGGGAGTAATAGAACATATAAAAATGAAAGAAATTGATATAGAAATTGATACAGAAAACAATATTAATTTTGGAATAATAAGTGGAAAAAGTAATAATGGAATTACAAGAAACATAGATATAAACATGACGAAAATAAAATGTAGAAATAGTAGAAATGCATATATAAGTGGTATAATAGGTGAAAGTAAAAATGATATAATAGAAAGTATAAGATATGGTAGCATAGACATAGAATTAAAAAATATAAACCAATGTATATTAGGAAGTATATATAGCACAAGTGAATATACAAATATAGAGGATATAGACATAAAAGAAAGTGTAATAAATGTAGAAGAAATAAGAAATTTATATATTGGAGTAGTAGGAGGTTTGAGTGGATTATGTACACAAATGTGTAATATAAATATAACAAATATAAAAAGTATAACATGTAAAGATGGTGAAGAATATATAATAGGGGGTGTAAGTGGATATAATGATAATGGATGTAAAATAAGAATGATAGATATAAACGAAATAAGTAAAATAAAAATAGAAAATGTAAAAAGTGTAAAATACGGGAGTATAAGTGGTATAAACAACGGAGAAATAAGTGAAATAAAAGTGAAAGAAATAAAAGAAATAGAAGTAAAAGACATTAATACGAATGATATAGGAGGAATAATAGGGAGAAATAATGGTAATATAAACAATATAGAAATAGGAAAAATAGAAAAAATAGAAAATTTAAACGGAGGATATATGAATAATGTAGGAGGTATATGTGGTATGAATGAAAATCAAATGAATGAAATCAATATAAAGAGTATAGAAAGTATGAAAAGTTATGGAGGGATGATAAATAACGTAGGTGTAATAAGTGGAAATGATGAAAGTTTAAATGTAAATAAATTGAATTTAAATGTAAAAATAAAACAAGAAAATATAGAAGCAAAAAACGGAATAGAAAACAAAATAAGACAACAAGAATTAGTAGTAATAGATGGAGGTGTACATATATATGTATATGATATAGGAGATGATATAAGTGATGAAAATATATTAGGAATTGCGACAAGTATGCATGAAAGTTTCAAAGACTCTACATTTAATGAATATATTAATCATTGGAATACGAATAATATAACAAATATGGGAACGACGTTTAAAAATAGTGAATATAACCAACCGATAGATGATTGGGAAACAGGGAATGTAATAAATATGAATAACATGTTTGATGGATGTATATATGATCATGATTTAAGTAAGATATCGTTAGAAAGTGTAACAAATGTAACGAATATTTTCAATGGAAGTGATATGAGTATAAAAAACGGAGAAAAGTTTTTAATAAATTTATATAATTATGCACAAAAAGGAAATAAAGATTATGGAGGAAGTGTAATAAATATAAATCAAGAACAAAACACATATGGATATTATGTATTATATAAATTAGAGAAAGACTATAATATAGTAAATACAATAGGTGTAATCAATAGTGAAAATATAAATACAGGAATAGATAGAATACATATATTATACGATGATGGAATAATAATGAGATTTATGAAAGACGATATAGATTATGATGAAAGCAATCCGAAAGTTATAACATACAAGATAAAACTAGATGGAAATTATGATTATAGATTTAAGGCAAGGCAATGTGGAAGTAATCAAGGACATGATTTATATTTTCATTATGATAGTAAAAACAGTAGTTATAGGTTTTTGAGTCATGGTACAGGAAACGCAAGTAATAAAAGATTAGTTGATGAGTCAGGACTTCAATTAGAAAACAGTGTAAGTGAAGTATCGAGTGGTATAAATGATAGTGGATTGAGAGTATTAAGTACAAGGCCAAGTAATTTTTATATAGAACTAGAATTAAATGCAAATAACGATTATAGATTACAAATGATGCCATATGATTATGCATATGCAAATATAGAAACAAAAATAGGAATAATAAGTGTTCCGAAGATAGAAATGATAGGGAATTCGGATATAAATGGAATAAATGTATTACAATGGGGTTCGAATATATGGATGTCTATGGAATCTATGTTTAAAGATAGTGGAATAAACAATGTAAAAATAACACCATATTCAGGGAAACCCAATTTGAAATATTGTATAAGTATGAATAGTATGTTTAAAGGATGT